CAAGTTGATGTTATTAACAATTTTATAAAAGAACCACAAAGTCTACAAGAAGTTGCCACAGGTGCTGGTAAAACAATTATCACTGCCGCATTGAGTAGTATATGTGAAAAGTTTGGACGTACATTGGTTATTGTTCCCAACAAAGGACTTGTTACACAAACCGAAGAGGATTATATAAACGTAGGCTTAGACGTTGGTGTTTACTTTGGAGATAGAAAAGAATTAAATCGTACTCATACAATTTGTACTTGGCAAAGTTTAAACGTACTAGACAAAAAAGCAAAGTCAGGTGAATCTGTTTTTACATTGACAGATTTTTTAGATGGTGTCAAAACTGTTATCATTGACGAAGTGCATCAAGCAAAAGCAGAAGTATTGAAAAAATTATTGACACAGCATCTTAGAAATGCTCCAGTAAGATGGGGATTAACAGGTACAATTCCAAAAGAACAATTCGAATTTCAAAGTATATTAGCAAGTATTGGTCCTGTGGTAAATCAAATTTCAGCAAAAGAATTACAAGACAAAGGCGTGTTGTCTCAGTGTCACGTAAATGTTGTACAATTAATTGACACAGAGGTTTATACAAACTATCAAGAAGAACTGAAGTATCTTGTGACCAACGAAAAAAGACTAGAGTATCTTGGTAAACTTGTGAATAGTATTAAAGAAAAAGGTAACACACTTGTTTTAATAGATAGATTAACAGCAGGCAAACGATTATCTGAAATAATTGATGATAGTGTTTTTATACAAGGAGAAACTAAATTAGCAGATAGAAAAGAACAGTATGATGAGATCAGCGACTCAGATAACAAAGTTATCATAGCAACATATGGTGTTGCTTCGGTTGGGATAAACATACCAAGGATTTTTAATTTAGTTTTAATTGAACCAGGCAAATCATTTGTAAGAGTAATACAATCAATCGGAAGAGGCATACGTAAGGCAAAAGATAAAGATTTCGTGCAGATATGGGATCTAACGTCAAGTTGCAAGTTCGCAAAAAGACATTTAACCCATAGAAAAAAATTTTATAAGGAAGCAAATTATCCTTTTACAATAGAGAAAGTGGATTGGACCAAATGAAAATACTTACAGTAGATAATATACCATACGACCTTAATAAGATGCCACAAACTGTGTCAGACGACATGGCATTTTCAGTGTTAGATAACAGTAACCCGAAAGAACCAGATTTCTTTTTCTTACCACTGATTTATATTGAATCATTCAATGCGCCAGCCATTGTGTTGGAAATAGGCGGAAAAGAAATCACAATGCCTTTGGATTGGAGCATAGCAGTAGGTGACAAAGAAGACAGCAACACCGTGGAAGTTGTGCCATTAACCAGCATAGCAGATAGAGGTTTTTCGGCATTCATATTCAATCCTTTGAAAGGATTCAAAGCAGATTTCTTTGAAGTGAATGTGATAAACTTTTACAATGATGTGAAATGGTATTTTCCAAAAATTAAGAACAATCAGTTACTCACAACACCATTGACTGATTCTGAAAATCCTAATTGTGCGTTCTTTGTAAAAGATATTTCTAGACAATGTGAAAGTATTGAATACACATCACTGCTGTAATGCCAAAAAAGAAAAAACAACCTGAAATGATATACACATCACCAGATGGTGGTAAAACTGTGTATGCCCAAGCAATTGGTGGAACAGGAGAGCGTATCCTTATTGAAGAACCAAAATATCCAGACTGGTACTTGACGGAATTAGAAATCAGTGAAATTGTAGATTATGCAAATGAAGGCAATAAGTCTTTACAAATCCAATTAAAGAAGTTAAAATTACTGTACAACATAATAAAAGAAGATAGATGGTAAAAAAGCAAATAAACAAATTGCCTTTGAAAGACATACTGGCGGCAATAGATATGAATGCCAAAAACGTATGGGAAGAACTGTCAGATGACGAACAAAAGCAAGTATCTTTTTATCTGTTAAACAGGTACGTGAGTGCTATTAAAGGATCAACTGAAGACAAACAATTACAAATATTCAAGACAAACGAGTATTACAACAAAAATTTCTTTACTCTAAACAAACATAAAAAATTGTTATGGTATTTGTTGTGTATGACTGCCAATGACAAAAAGAGCATAAGATATCATGAGTGGATTGGATACAAATCAAAAGAAAGTGCCGGTACCGCAAAAGCAATAAAGTTTTTAGAAAAACTGTATCCAACAAAAAAACAAGATGAATTAAAATTATTAGCCAGTATTAACACAACCAAAGAATTGAAACAATTGGCAGAAGACTTAGGAATGAGCAAGGAGCAAATTAAAAAATCTTTATGATAGAAAAATTATATCCATGCAAATATTGTAATGCTAAATTTGCCAAAGAAAAAACACTATCGGTACATATGTGCGAACAAAAAAGAAGATATTTACAGAAAGATGAACGCAGAGTACAACTGGGATTTCAAACTTTTGTCAGGTTTTATGAACTGTGTCAAAAAGCAACAAAAACAAAAACATATGAAGAGTTTTGTAAATCACCTTACTACACAGCCTTTGTTAAGTTTGGCAGTTTTATCAGCAATGTGAAACCTTTGTATCCAAACAAATATATTGACTATGTGGTTACTAGTGGTGTGAAACTTGATCACTGGTGTAGAGAAGAACTGTATCAAAAATATGCTATTGATTTGATACTGCGAGAAAGGGTTGAAACTGCCATGGAACGTTCAATAAAAACCATGATGGATTGGGCAGATGAAAAAGACGCTCCTTGGAACGACTATTTCAAATATGCCAGTTTGAACAGAGTGGTGATGGATATAAAAGATGGCAAAGTGTCTCCTTGGTTGATACTGAATTGTAAAACAGGCAAAGACATGATGAAAAGATTCAATGATGAACAATTACAAATTGTGTATCCTATTATGGATCCCAGTCATTGGGCACTGCGATTTAAGAGACTGCCAGCAGATGTTGAAATGGTAAAAGAAGTAACCAAAGAGGCAAAACTATGATAAAAGAAAATAACGTTGTTCCATTATTTGGGATACCTTTGTGTCAAACACAAATTAAGCCCTATCAGGAAAGTGAAAAGTTTATAAAAGAAAAATTAGATTATGAACTGCGTTCACACAAAGTATCATACATTTCTAAAGATGATTACGTGTTAGATAGAGATAATTTGTTACCATTAAAAACAGAAATTATGACTCAGGTAAGTGAATTCATGCACGGTTATTTGGATGTTCATGAAAAACATAAATTTGTTTTAACAACAAGTTGGTGTAACAAATATGAACAAAATCAATACATACAAGAACATTACCACAGCAACAGTTTAATTTCAGGTGTGCTGTTTTTAACAGATTGTAAGGACACATCAAACATTGTCTTTCATAAAGATAAAAACCATACAAACATTTTTACTGATACTGTAAGGTTAGATCATAAAGAACAATTTGATTACACCAACAAAAGAAGTTATTTGTACCATCAATCCAAAATGGCTGTGTGTCCTAAGAAATGGGATTTGATGTTGTTTCCAAGTTTTTTGAATCACAGTGTAGAAATAAATGCCAGTCCAACAGATGTTAGGTATACATTATCATTCAATGTATGGGTACAAGGAGAAGTTGGTGGAGGACATAGCAAACTTACTTTATGATAGATTTAATAATAGGTTCGGATCACAGAGGCCTTGAGTTAAAAAATCAATTGAGCGATTGGCTGTGTCCAATAGACGAAGATGAAACACATTTATTCAACATCACTGTGTTTCAAGACATAGGCGTTCACAAGAAAGCACGTACAGATTACAATGACACAGCAGTTGCTCTAGCAGAAAGAATGGATGTGTTTGACAGAGGCATTTTGATTTGCGGCAGTGGTTTTGGCATGGCAATCCAGGCAAATAGATTTCCAAAAGTAAGGGCAGTGGTGTGTAAAGACAGATATGATGTAGAAAGGGCTAGACAGCACAACGATATGAATGTATTATGTATAGGAGCGGACACAACAGATTTTGAAACTGCTCAATATATGATTGAAGATTTTTTAACAATAAAATTTGAAAAAGGCAGACATACCAAACGAGTGAAAAAGTTAGGACAATTAAGAAATGTTTGATGTTGATATAGACTTTGCTGATAGAAATGTGTTGCTGGACAAATTGAAACACAGAATAGCAAAATTAGACACAAATAAGAAACACAACACTGGAGTTTACTTCACAGAAATTCCACACGACCCAGACACAAACATGGCAACAATAGATTATGAAACTGCTGAAGAAAGAAACTATTTTAAGATAGATTGCCTTAACGTCAGCATATACAAAGATGTGAAGGATGAGGACCATTTGAATCAATTGATGAACAAAACACCTATGTGGGAATTATTAGAAGCAAAAGAATTCAGTGATCAGGTATTCCACTTGAACGGACACAGCAATATATTACAGACACTTAAACCAAAAAGTATCGAACAACTAGCGGCAGTATTGGCAATTATTAGACCTTCAAAAAGATATCTACTCAGCAAAGATTGGGATACTATTATGAAAGATGTATGGGTTAAACCCACAGAAGGATATTTCTTCAAAAAGTCACACGCAACTTCTTATGCTGTGGCAGTTGTGGTGCACATGAATCTTATCTGTGAACAACTACAAAAATAATTATTTGGGTTTTCTTACTAATTGAACTGATTTACGTTTGCTACGTTTCATAGCAAGATTGGCTAGACTGGTTACTGGGCCTATTTTTACCTTAACATCTTTGGTATTCATCATTATCAATACATCTCGAAATTTCTGAAGCTCTTTGCGTAAAAATATTCCGATTGGAATCATCCTATTTGATTCCCACCACCATGTTTTACATAGTTCCATGAAATCTTCTCTCGAATTGACGTGTATTTCTTCGTAGATATACATGGATGTGATTGAATTGTCTTGGTTGTTTATGACGCCAACATACTCCTGGCCTCCATATTCGACGACTGATATAAATGGAAAGTTCTTTTCTATGTCGTCTAACAGCATTTTATTTCAAATAAATACATTAAAAATTAAAGATTATGCAACTTGTGCCAAAATATTTATTAAATAACAGTGTAACTCTTACCGCAAATCTGGCAGGAGAAATAACGGAGTATAGAGCAGTGTATCAGAGAAACATCAATGTGTCTAGAGGCATCGACAACACAATTCAGTTTAATGTGCTTAATGCAGATCAGAAGCCAGTATCAATTCTAAACACATACACACCTAAATTCAAACTGTATGATGAAAACAATCGTTTGATCGTGGAAAGAGACGGCATTGTGATTGAAACAACAACTCCTAGCAAAGTTGGGCATTTTACAGTTACAATATCTGAAAGTGATTTGTTAAACATAAAGTCACAGTATCTACACTACACAGTGTTTTTACAAAATGACTCAGACAACACAAAAACTATACTGCACAGTGGTACAAATTTTGAAAACAAAGGCACAATTTACGTGAGTGCTGAAGAATTCCCTGGGCCACTTGATTCATATTCAGTATCAACATTCACAGAAACCAATCCATCTAGTGGAGAATTTGTTTCAGAAATAGTCACAGCAGAACCAACCATAAATGGTAATTCAGCACTGCATACTGTGGCATACTATTTGGATGGAGCAGTTGGTGATGTTGTTGTACAAGGAACATTAGATAATCAACCAAATGCCAATACATTTT